TGGATGACTTTCGCCAATGGTTGCGTAGCATCGTGGCGCACGGTGGCCCGAAGGTAGACGGCAAACCGCTGTACGATCTTGAGACCGCAATGCGAATATGGGAGGCATTCAATGAAAAAATCAGTGGAGACTATTAAGGGATGGAGCAAATATCACTGGAAAAAGTTCGGGAGGTGTTTACCAATTACGAGTGCGAGGGACTACGAATCCGCTGTCAAACGCCTTGGGCCACCTCCATTGAAGTTAAGCCAGGAGACTTTGGAGCGGATACGAACCGCTGGCTCGTTGGAGATGAAGAAGTCCCGGCGGCAACGCTTGAAGCGGCGCTAGTGGTGGCGTGTGAAATGGTGAACCGTGGCTAACATTACATACGCAGATGAGGTAGACCCCTACTTCGGCATACCGTGGCCCGAAGGGCAGTTGAAATATCAAAAGGGAAAGTTGGTATGCGCACTCAGCGACTACGAGGTGGACGAGCTTACGGAGCGAGATCCGCAACAAGCTGAGACGCTCACGAGGCTACTGCTAGACCAACCGAAGGCTGAGAAGGACGATCCCATAGCGTGGGGGTGGACTCTGCCATCGTGGCGTAGGGTGATGGAAACTTGGGGTGACACGAAGATTCACGTCATTCTGGGCGGGAACAGAAGTAGTAAATCGGTTTTTGCATCCCGCATGTTGATGCACCTTGCCATGCAGATACCCGAAGCTGAACTGCGTAGTATGCACATCAGTGAGGAGCGTAGCATATCGGACGCTCAGAAGTACATGCACGCCGCGCTGCCCATGCGTTACAAGCGTGGAAAGAAGAAGAGCGAGAATCACAGTCTGCTGTACTCTCAGAAGAACGGGTACAGCGACAACAAGATGATTTTGCCGCCCACTGAGGAGGACGTGGAGCGGGGAAGCACCGTGTATTTCAACAATTATCGGCAGTACATGGCGGACTCCCAAATCTTTGAGGGCTGGAATGCGCACTGCGTGGCTTGTGATGAAGAAGTTGGGGAGGATATATTCAACACTTTGCTTGCCAGACTGACTGACTTTCATGGCAGATTGATCCTGACCTTCACTACGTTGCAAGGCTGGACACCGTTGATTAACTCACTACTAAAAGGGGCTGAAGTGGTGGAGAAGCGTTACAGCAAGCTGATCGGCAGGGAATTACCCGTAGAGCAAATAAGCGCCAACTGGCCTGATTGCCGCATATACAACTGGTGGTCTGAGGACAGTCCCTTTATTGATTCGGACGAGCTAGTCCGCACCTACTCCAAGCAACCGCTGGAGATCAAGCTTGCCAGATTATACGGAATCCCAAGTAAAAGCTTTCATGGGCGCTTCCCAAAATTTAGCAGGGAAGTAAACGTAATACCGCACGACCAAGTGCCGTTCATCAAAGATCCTACGCTGAGATGCACGAGGTACTTTGTATGCGACCCAGGTGGAAGCAAGCCTTGGGTGGCGATATGGGCGGCGGTATTGGACACGGGGCATATATACATTTACCGCGAGTTCCCTGAGCAAACCATGGGTGCATGGGCATTGCCCCACGTCAACGGTGCTGGACGCTCCACGGGAAAGCCGGGGCCGGGTCAAAAGCCACTAGGCTGGGGGTATGCGGACTACAGCACTTACTTCAAAGATCAAGAGCAAGGTGAAGAAATCTTTGAGCGAATCGTTGACCCACGAATGGGTGCTGCCACGGTGCGTACCAAAGAAGGTACGAGCAGTATCATCAACAGTATGTCCGACTTGGGGTTCGTATTTCGTGCCGCGCCGGGTGCGGAAATAGAGAGCGGAATAGCCGCTATCAATAATTTGCTGACATGGGACGAGACAGAGCCGTTGACCGACAAGAACTGTCCGAAGCTTTACATCAGCGATCAGTGCGAGAATACCATCAGTAGCTTTTTAGAGTACACTGGAACGGGTGGCAGTACAGAGCATTGGAAAGATCAAATAGATACAGTGCGCTACCTGGTCACCAGTGGAGCGGAGTACGTTACCCACAATATGTTACAAACTACCGGTGGCGGTGGATATTGATTGACGCTTACTGACTCTGCTTGTAGTTTTTGCAATTGCACATGGACGCAAGCGATCCAGAACTTCTGTACGCAAGTAAAGAACCGGATGTGGATTATCTCATCCAAGCGTACAAGACTACACAGTCCGATCTTGGCGAATGGCTAGACCGCCGCCAACGGGATTGGGATGTGCGTAACTGCCAGTGGGCGGGTAAGTCCAGCGACTTCAAGAAGCACACTTCACTAACTTCCACAGGCGAGGTATTCCCTTGGAATGGCGCATCAGATCAAGAAGTGCGCCTAGCTGATGAACTTATCGGATGCAGGGTGGCAATGTGTATGAATGCCATAAGACGCGCTCACATCGTAGCGACTCCCACCGAAAGTAACGACGTGGCACGAGCGGCAGTCATCAGCAACTTCCTACGATGGTTAATTAATAGTAGGATGGATGAGTTCTATACTCAGTGCGAACTATCCTTGAACCACCTGTTCGGGCAGGGGTTGGCTATCAGCTACGTGTACTGGGACTCCCATGACCTCAAGCAACAGCAAGCCATCAAAATGGATGAGATTGCCGCTGCCATGCCTGACATGGCGCAGATCATTGCTGACGGATCAATGGACGCGCAGTTGGTGGAGCTACTCAAGGAGAACTTCAACGTCAGCAAGTCCAAGGGTAAAGCCATGCTTCGCGAATTACGCAAGGATGGCGAGACCACAGTACCCGTAACGCGACAGGTGATAAACCAACCACGCATCAAGGCTCTGACCCCTGACGAGGACGTATTCTTCCCATCATGGACGATTGACCCCCAGCAAGCCCCGTATTGCTTCCACGTCATGAAAATGACACCAGAGCAGTTGAAGGCGAAAGTGGCTAGTGAGGGTTGGCATGAGGACTTTGTTGAGGCGTGCATTGATTCCAACGCTCGTGGAGCGGATGACACCGGGAACGAGTGGCGAATGCGCGATACCTTGGATACCGCAGACACGGATGACCAAACCATAGACGTCATCTACTGCTACCAAAGACTTTTAGACGAAGATGATGTGCCTGGTATCTACTGCACGGTCATGTGCAGTGCGGTACCGGAGCTATACGCCAAGCATACCCTGCTAGACTACGGTTCGGGGCAGTACCCATTCGTAATCTCCAAGCTGGAAGAAACTTCCAAGCGGATGTACTCCTCCCGCAGTTACCCTGAGTTGTGCGAGAGCTTACAGCAAGTGCTCAAGGTGGAAACGGACGCACTCATTGACCGTACATCATTAGCGACTTTGCCACCTCTTGAGCACCCACTTGGGAGAGCCCCGGCAGCATGGGGCCCGGGAGTTAAGGTTCCATATCGGACACCGGGCGAGACACACTTTGCAGACACCCCACGGTTTGATGCAGGGAACATTGAGATCCGCAAGTTCGTCACTCAAAGCGCGAACAACTTTTTCGGACGCAACGCACCGGGTGTAGACCCTATTGAAGCTCAAGCCAAGCAGCAAGCGGTGGTGGACAAGGTATTCGGACATCTGAAGCAAGTCTTGGATCAAGTGTACGATCTGTACCAGCAATATGGCCCAGACGAAGAATACTTCCGTGTTACCGGCGTGAACGACATTCAGAAGTTCAACAAGGGCGCGGCGGGAGAAAGGTTTGATTTTTGGTTGAGCTTTGACGTAGCAAGCCAAGACCCTCAACAGATGGTTGAGCGCGTGAAGGCTATCGCGGAACTTGGCGGTATGCTAGACAAGAACGGCACGCTGGACACGGAGAAGCTACTACAGGTAGCCGTAGGGCAAATACTGCCGGGAGCGGCTGAGAGTATCATGCTACCCACGGAAACCGCATCCGCGAAGGCAATGGACGAGGAGCGCCAAACAATCGCGGAGATTTACGCCGGAGTGCCGCCCAATGTTCAAGAAGGTGACGCACACGAGGCGAAACTACAAATTTTCCAACAGTGGCTACAACAGCCTGACATCGCCCAAAAGGTACAGCAAGATCCTGCGCTTCAAGAGCGGATTGATACTTACCTAAAACAGCGTCAGATGCAGATCATGCAAAAACAAAACGCTAATATTGGAAGGTTGGGAACAATGCCTACTCCATACGGTCAAGCCGCTGCGGGGTAAGAAAGGAGAACAAAAATATGCCAAAAGTAGGAAGAAAGAAATTTGCTTACACACCTAAAGGCATGGCGCAAGCCAAGTCTTATGCCAAAAAGACAGGCAAGAAGGTTGGCGCTAAGCGCAAGAAGAAGAGATGAGCATTACTCATCGCGGTGAAAAGTTCAGCGGCGTAAACAAACCCAAGCGAACTCCAAGTCACCCGAAGAAGAGTCACGCAGTCTTAGCCAAGGAGGGAGACAAGATGCGTTTGATTCGCTTTGGTCAGCAAGGGGTATCGGGCGCTGGCAAGAGTCCTAAGACCGCATCTGAGAAAGCCAGAAGGAAATCCTTTAAGGCAAGGCACGCCAAGAATATAGCGAAAGGAAAAATGTCCGCAGCTTATTGGGCCAACAAGACAAAGTGGTGAAAAAAAAGAAAGCCAAGTCTCGCGTAAATGAAGCTGGCAACTACACCAAGCCCACAATGCGTAAGCGATTGTTTAGTAAAATCAAGTCAGGTTCAAAGGGTGGCAGAGCAGGTCAATGGTCGGCGCGTAAAGCCCAGATGCTTGCCAAGGAATATAAATCCAAAGGGGGCGGTTACAAATGAAAGGTGTTAAACATTACAAGAAAGACGGCACACTACATACAGGTGGCACTCACAAAATGCCTAATGGTTCTTTGCACACCAACAAGTCTCACACTAAGACCAGTGTAAAGTTATTTCATTTTAAGGAATTGTCTAAGAAAGCTCAGATAAAAGCTAAAGCGAAAAAGTAATGGCGCTTAAAAAGTCACAGAAGTCGCTCAAGCGATGGACAGGACAGAAGTGGAGAACTGCGTCTGGTAAGAAGTCCTCCAAGACCGGAGAAGTTTACGCTCCGTCTGCGACTATTAAGAAGCTCAAAAGTACAAAATCCGGAAGGGCTAAACTTGCGGCGGCAAACAGAAAGAAAAAAGCCGCAACGAAAAAAGGTAAGCAGTACGCCAAGCACGGTTTGCATAAAGGTAAAAAAAGATAAGCATGTGCAACACCTGCAAAAAGAATGGTACTGGGTCTTTGCCATGCTCTTGTTCTTTTTGGAAAGAGAAGTCTTGGTAGACACTTTGTTCCTCATCCTTGGTATAATATACAACGCCACGAAGTAATGCCTTTTAAGAAGTTAAAGAACGGAAAGTTCCGATCCCCATCCGGCAGACAGTTAAGCGCCAAGCAAGTTCGCGCTTACTATGCCCACAAGAAAGCTAAAAAGAAAAAGTAATGCTCAAGAAATTCATCAACAGCCTCACCAAAACCTACCACGAGTTGGACACCACGGAGGTCATCAAGGCATTGGCGATTATCCGTGACGAGCCGCACTTCAAGCAGTTCATAGAGTTCCGTGAAGCACAACGGGAAGAGGTCATACGCCACTTAGGAGCGGAGACGGACACCAACCGCCACTTCCTACTGACAGGCAAGCTGGAAGCCATAGACCAGGAACTAGACATGATTAAGACACTTTCATAGCACATCCACACACCGCTGCTATTGCCCTTCCTCTGAGCAGAGAGGAGGGGCTTTTTTGTGCCATCCTTAATGAGAACCGATTATCAATAAGGATTGCAACATCAGCTACAAGAAGCTACAATTTGCAACACTGAGGCAAAACGCCTCTGAAGTATTATGGAAACATCAGTACAAGAGGTAGTCTCCGAAGCCTCTGAAAGTTCGGTGGAAGTTGAAACGCAAAGTCCGGAGGGCAACTTGACGATGGCGGAGTTCGCAGACTCATTACTGAAAAAGCGAACGACACCAGAAGAAGAGTCCGAAGGCGCAGAAGGAGAAGAGGAAGCCGCTGAAAATACTGCGGAAGAGTCCGATCCCGAAGCAACGGAAGTCATGGAGCAAGAAGCGGATTCCGCTGAACCGCCCCCAGATACTTCTGATGTTCTTTCTAATAAATTCAATGTAGACCTTGATTCACTTACGGAAGAAGAATCAACGGCACTCGCCAAGCAGTTGAATGCTAGTGCGGTGAAAAGGTTCGGCAAGCTGACGGCGCAAAAGAAAGCCCTAGCTGCTGAAAACCAAGCACTGCAAGAGCAAGCTCAACAAGCCCAGCAAGCGCCGCAACCTGCATCGCCACCAGCCTTTCTAAGCGAAAACGCTTTGTCCGGGGCAACGAACGATCAGCAACTTCTAACGGAGGTGGAAAATCTCAACTCACTCATTGAGTGGGCAGAGGAAGGAATGGAAAATGAAGCGCAGTACGATGATGACGGTAACGAATACGTGGTCAAGGATGCTGACAAAACTTACTCCAAATCCGACCTCAAGAGAATCCGCAACAACGCTCGCAAGATAATCCGCAAGGATGCTCCCGCGAGACAAGCGTGGATCAAGGAACGCGCAACCGCAGACCAGCAAGCGATAGACACCTTCTCATTTTTGGGAGATCCCGAAAGCGAAGATTACGGTCTCTTCATGCAGGTCAAAGGAAGCGCGCTATACAAACCTTTGGTAGATCATTTGCCAAACTCTAACTTCGCGTTGGGGCTGATGGTAAAAGGTCTGCGCTCCGTACAAGCTGAACAAGCTGCGGCAGGGAAGCCGAAAAAGACGAAGAAGCCGACTGCGCCAGCCGCTACTACGGAAGCTGCACCGGCAAGAGCGTCAGGGCCAAAGGGAGAAACGAAAGCACGGAAGTCTTTGGAAGCGGCTCAAGCGAGATTCCAGAAGTCAGGCAACATGGCTGATTACACCGATTACCTAAAGCTCAAGCGGCAGGTAGCATAATTTAACAATCATACAATATATAAGGAGGGCCACATAAAATGGCATCAAGCACAACCTATAATACGGCTGGCAATAGAGAAGATCTCACCGATATACTCACAATCTTAGAGCCGGAATCCTGTCCGGTAACATCACTAGCTTCCAAGAAGACTGCCACCGGCACGTTCTTTGAGTGGCAGGTTGATGATCTTAGCACCGCAAGTTTTGACGGAGTTAATGAAGGTGAAGACGTCACAAGCTTTTCCAATCAAGCTGCCAACCGCACTCGCCTTGGGAATTACGTGCAAAAGCTTCGCAGATCATTTATGGTTTCCGATTTACAGCAGTTGGTAGACACCGCTGGCGTTGCCAACGAATACGCCAATGCCGAAAGTAAGGCAGTACGAGAATTGAAACGTGATTTTGAAGCGGCAATTTGTTCCGGTCAAGATCGTCAAGCTGATGCTGGCGCTGGCGCACCATACAAGAC